CCAGGCGGTCGGACAGGCTGCAGGTGATCTCTTCGGTCTAGGGGCGGTCGGCTCCGGTGTCGGTGCCGCGATGTCTGCGAAGAACGGCAAGAAGTGGAGCTCTGGTTGGCGAGCTGGTGGTCGAACCACGGCTGAGGCTGCTGCTGGCGGCGCTGGTGGTGCTCTTGCCGGTGCTGGCCTCGGTGCGCTGACTCGTCATCCTGCCGGGATTCAGAGCGGTGCCAGGATCGGTGGGTTCGTCGGAGGTATCGGTGGAGGCTTCCACGGCGGTAATGCCTCGGTCAACAACTCCCGCAAAAAGGGTTGGCTGCAGCGCGGTCACTGATGGCAAGAGCGATGAGGGAGAAACCATGACTCTGCAGATGGTCGACAGCTCGATCTCCAAGGCTGCTCCGCTGTTCACCACGCACGAGCGGAGAGAACGAGCCAACCGTTCTCAGCGGGCTCAGGACAACATGGGCCTCGGTATCACGGCTGCTGGTGGTGGTGGCTACGCCATTCATCGCGGTGCTAAGCATCTCGGGGCTGCCGGTCGCGCCTTCAACCTGTCGAACCAGAGCTATCGCTCAGGAGTAGCAGAAGAGGCCAAGAACAAGCCGTTCAGCACCAAGTTCGAGCGTCGGCCATCCAAGAAGACCAAGCCCTACAAGTCGACCTCGACCACGCTGGAACGGTCTTCTCGTACCTGGGGGGTACACAACCCGACCGCCAAGACCAACGCCTGGAGCGCCTACCACCACTTCGCGGAGGGTGCGCGGTACCGCAAGATCGGACAGGGTCTGCGAGGACGTGGTGCGCTGCTCGCTGGTGGTGGTCTGGCTGCTGTCGGTGGTGGAACTGCCCTGGTTCGGCATGGTTACCGCCAGTCGAATGCTCTGAAAGAGGAGAGGCGAGTACGCCAGTCCGAGCGTCGGGCCATGTCCAAGGCAGACTGGCAGACCCTGGAGAACATCGACCGGAGTTCGAGCAAGCAGCGCCGGAAGCAGAAGAGCGCCAAGGTGGCCGGATCAGCTGGTCTGGCGATTGCCGCTGCGCCGCTGGTGGCCGATCTGCAGGGCACTCATGGTGCCGCTGACAGCTTCAGCCAGGCCCGTGGTCTGGGTACCAGGGTCAAGGCTGCCTCCAGCAGGTACTACCCGGGAGGTGCGGGTAAGCGAGCTGGCACAATGCTCAGGGCTGCCAGGGCCTTCCCCAAGGGCACCGCGCTTGTCGCTGGTGGAGCCCTGGCAGCTGGTGGGGGTAGCAAGTTCGCCTACCACTACGCCCGGGAGAAGCACTTCAACAACGAGGCAGCCAACCGGCGCAAGGCCAACCATCAGGACTACCTGCGGACCAGGCGTCGGGTCAACAAGTCTCTCGGACAGTCCATCCTGAAGCCACTGAAGGCCATGAAGCCAGCGGCTCGTGAGCTGCGGGCGGCTAAGAAGACCATGCCTGCGACGGCTCGGACAGTGGGTGCTCCCACGGCCGGGACCAAGACAACCAACACCAGTGTCAACAAGCCGATGGGCTTCATGCGTCCGGGCAAGACCACCACCACCAACATGACCTGGGGTAAGGGTGGGACCAGCGCCATGGACCGGACCACGACATCGGGTAGGAAGAACAACTTCCTCTACCGACCGGCCAAGCACTTCGAGACGACCAGTACGGTGCGCTCCGGTCTGGGAGCTCCGAGCACCACCAGCACCAGCGGTACTGCTCCCGGGCAGTTCACCAACAAGGGCAAGGTGGCTTTCGGTGCTGGTCTGGGGGTGGCTGGCACGGCAGGTGCACAGCAGGTCCACCAGAACACGGCGCAGCGTCGACAGCTGACCACCAGCGCCTTCGCCAAGAGCGCGCCAGACCAGGCAGACGCGCATGTTGTCGGTACGCTCAGGCGAGTAAAGAAGGTGCCCAGGAAGGCGGGTTAGTGGCAAGTACCTGGTACTCCTCCAACACCCAGACCCCGACCCATACCGCTGTTACCAGCCCGCAGTGGGGGGACATGTTCCTCTACGCGACCGGGGATGTCTGGCGCTACGACACTGCCTGGACCTACCAGTTCACGCTGTACGGGATCGAGGGACGCCGAGGACCGGTCGGACCGATCGGCCAGGGCTTCACCGTCTCCAGTGCGGTCAAGACAACCGCCCAGCTGCCGACCACGGCTCCGATGTACACCATCGTCGCGGTCACCGACCTGCAGGAGTACTGGCTGAAGACCGCCACTGCCTGGGTCAGCATGGGCTCCTACGCCGGTAAGCAGGGCAACCCAGGACCTTCCTGGTACGTCTACGGCACGTCGCCCAACCTCGTCACCCAGGGTGTCAACGGTACTTTCGAGGGCTCTATAGCTGGGTTCGCCGGGTCTGTCACCTTGGCACCATCCACTACGGTCGCCCACAGCGGGACCGGCTCGTTGAAGCTGACGTACATCACAGGCAACAACTACGCCTACGTGAATTTGACCAACCTGGTCGTCGGGCAGGTCTACACGGCGGAGTGCTGGCTGTATGTGCCAGCCGCCTCCATTCCCGCCCAGCCGTACCTCGGCATTGACGGCGGGTCGAACAAGACTGCGCCGCAGATAGTGACGACACCTGACACCTGGGTCAAGTCCAGCATGACCTTCACCGCGACGCTGACCTCGGACTACATCTACACACCGCTCAACCTCGGGTCACCTACGGCGGGGATGGTTGTCTACGTCGATGACGTGGTAGTCAGCATCCCCGCCATCAGCTCCCCCTCTGATGTCAAGAACCCGCGTCCGGGGGATATGTTCCTGGCCCAGAACGGCACCATCTCGACCTGGAACGGCACAGCCTGGACCTCCCAGATGCAGCTCACTGGTCCGCCTGGTCCGGTCGGTCCCAAGGGTGATCCGGGGATCGCTGGCAATCAGGGACAGCCTGGCTCCCAGGGTCCGATCGGCAACCCAGGTCCTGCTGGTCCGACTGGTACTACCGGCCCTCAGGGACCGCCCGGTAATACTGGTCCAGCTGGTCCCACGGGTCCGGCTGGTCCTACCGGTCCGATGGGCAATGCCGGTCTGATCGTGCTGGCCACTGGTGCTGCGGTACCACCAGGTACTGCACCAGGCACTGTTATCCTGCGCGTCCCGGCGTAGCCCATGGCCATCGAGTGGGGCGGGTGGGACTACGGGTCCGGCAACGGGATGCGGGTCGGCATCGAGTACAGCACGTCCTCGGTGAACAACGGCAGCTCCTCGTGCACGTTCACCTACGACATCTGGACCGACAACCAGTACAGCTACAACGACAACGGCCAGCAGCTGTCTTATAGCGGTGACATCGGTGGCTCGACCACCTTCAACAACAATCAGGGCTCGACTCAGGTCCAACGAGCGTCCAAGGTCTTCATCTACTACTACGGGTCGAACAGCTACGGATCGAGCCCCGGCAAGTCCACCGCGACCGCCAAACTCAGCGGTACCTACAACGGGGTCACTCCGAGCCAGTCAATCACCCACTCGATCCCGACCAGACCGATCGCTGCGCCCAGCTCTCCCTCGGGTGGCTCTGCTGCCGAGGCCAGTGCCACCACCGCACTGCTGAGATGGCAGAACAACGCCACCTCTGGTAGGCCCTACAACAACCAGACCGTCAACGCCCGTCGTAACACGGGTGGGCCTGGTGGCACCAATGGCTGGACCGGCTACACCACGCTGAACAACGTCGGGGCTACTGCGACCAGCTACACCCACTCGGGGATGCTGCCGAACTCGGTCTACCAGTACAACGTCACCGCCACCAACGATGTCGGCACCTCAGGGGCCACCAGCTGTGGCTCGACCTGTACCACTCCGGCTGCTCCGAGCGACATCGTGGCTGTCATCAACGGCACTGGCATCGACCTCGACTGGACGATGAACAGCTACCGCAGCTCCACCCCCAACCCGTGCGTGGTCACCGTCCAGCGCAGTGTCAACGGTGGTGCCTTCGCCACCGTGGCGACCCTGGGCGAAGCGACCAACAGCTGGACCGACGACACTCCTGGTTCGGGGACGAACCAGTATCAGATTGCCGTCAGCCAGCAAGACGCCTGGGTGAAGTCATCTCCCTACGTCGCCTCCAACACCGTCACCACGGTCACCCCGCCACTGGCTCCGACCGGTCTGGTGCCCAACGGCACAGCGGTCGATCTGAGCAAGGACCAGACCTTCAGCTGGAAGCACAACCCGGGCACGGACGGTGCAGCTCAGCAGGCCTGCCAGCTGCGGTTCTCCCAGGACGGTGGTAAGACCTGGAGCAACATCCCGGTCCAGATCAGCGCGACACCCAGCTACGTACTGCCCGCCAACACCTTCGTCAATGGCACTGGCTGGTCCTGGCAGGTCGCCACCCGAGGAGTCGACACCGGAGGGTTCGGGCCGTGGTCGGGCAGCGCCTTGCTGAGTGTGCCGCCATACATCTTTGAGCAGTGGAGCGGGAGCACACTGTCTGGTAGAACCCTCGACGGGATGTGGAACGGTAGCGTGATCCAGGCCAACATCATCGCTTCGGTCGAGACCGTGAAATGACGACTCAGGGAGAATGAGCACATGGATGCTGCCCAGTGGGTCTACGACACCGTCGCCAAGATGGACCCGGACGAGGCACGGATGTTCGCTCTGTTCGTGGCCGACGATCTGCACATCAACGAGATCGCCAACAACCAACGGGCACTGTCGGCAGAGTACGACCGAGTCCAGAAGTCGATCTCGGACGATCTCGCTCCCTACTTCCTGCGCGAGCTGAACAAGGGTGCTGACCCCGAGGTCCTGGTGGCCCAGGCGGCAGCGGTCGCGGTGGCCAAGTCCAACTTCACCAACGACTGGTACATGTACCAGCAGCGTGATCATGGCAAGTTCGGTCGGATGACTCGTGGTCAGTACAAGGCTCAGGCCGATCAGATCAAGGCTGGACAGAAGTCCGACTATGAGGACCTGAAGGCTCTGAAGCGAGGTTACGTGGCGCGGGGTGGTCGGGCCACTGCCCACATGGCCGACACCCTGCACCAGCCTGTCCGTGACTTCGAGTCCCGATTCAACGAGCGCCCGAGCAATGAGAGCCAGGCCACCGACACGATGCGCCGGATGGGTGCCACCGGGAACCTGGTCTCGTCCCTGGGAATAGCTACCGGCAAGCCCAGTGTGGTAGCTGCTGGTCAGTTGGCCAGCATCGCCGGTATGTACGGGCCAGAGGCCGAGAAGGTGATCGGCCCCTCGATGAGGAAGACGGCTTACCGCTACCGAGGGACCGAACGCACTCCGGACAAGAATCTGCAGGCCTACCAGAAGCACGCCGCCGCCCAGTTGAACCGGAACGAGGGGCGTCCAGCCAGCACCCCGCTGAAGCCCAACGAGAAGGTCTACGCCTCGCATCAGGCGGCGGTCAACTACATGCTCGGACTCGGCACTCAGAACGGTGAGCCAGCCCGGTCCCGGGTGCCCAGCGCCAAGATGGCCAACTTGCACCGTCAGGCGGGTCGGGTCACTCCGTCCGAGGGCATCATGATTGACGCCGAAGGCAACACGATTGCCCAGGCGGTCGGGTTCGGAGAAGACCACTACCTGCCGTTCAACCTGAAGAATCTGGGTGGTCTGAAGGGCGGCTCCTACGTCCGCACCCGGGAGTCCGGTGGGCTGACCTCAGAAGACATCTACGCCGGTCTGCTCTCCGGTGCCCGCTCGGTCTCGGTGGTCTCCAACTCCGGGGTGTTCACCCTGCACTTCGACGACGACCTGCGTGGTGGTCGGCGCTACAACGACAAGGCCAAGCAGATGGTCGGTCGTTACGAGCACCTGCTGGACGCCGTCAAGTCAGAGAACGTGAAGAACCCAGAGCGGATGATGTCGCCTGAGACGAAGGCCCGGATCCGGCAGGAGACTGAGGACGAGTTTGCCGCACTGGATCTGCACCCGTCCAAGCAGGAGATGGAAGGCTACGTCGAGCAGGCCATCACTGAGGCAGCCAAGAAGCCACAGCTGACTCCTGAGCAGAAGACCAAGCTCGACAAAGACGTAGCTGACATCACCCAGCACGAGGGCGAGGCTGCTGCTCGCCGGTTCAAGTACGAGAAGGAAGACGAGCTGCTGACCGACAACGCCGGGCAGAACTACCGGCTGGACGGTGAGGGCTACCAGGCTGCCATGCAGGCTCTGAAGGAGCAGTTCCCGTACTACATCGACGACGTGGAGTCGACCACCAGGAACAAGGTGCTGAACTCTGCCTCTGGCATCCCGGGCAGCCGGTTCCACGCCAAGCCTGACCAGGGCTATGTGAAGCCCCGGTATAACCGTCCCGAGGGTGCTCGGGCGGGCTACTTCGACACCACCATCACTGGCGAGGGCAAGCGCGGGGCTGACAAGACCAACTACCAGAACTGGCGGGCACGAGGTCCCGAGCGGAAGACGAGCGAGGGGGATACCGCGACCACTCCGGCAACCACTCCAGCCAGTAGTCCCCGGGAGCAGGCCCGTCAGATCCAGGACCGTCAGCGAGACGCTGACAAACAGGACCGGTTGAAGAAGGCCACCAAGCACGATGCCAATCTGTGGTTGCAGACCCACGAGGCGGTCAAGGCGACCAACAACGCCGGGGTGATCTCCTCGATCCGGCATCCGTTGATGGACCGCTATCGGGGGATGAGCGAGTCCGAACGGGAGTCTTTCCTGGACTCTGACGAAGCACCCAAGCTACGGGGTGAGATCAAGACTCTGCTGGATGCCCACGGTGGCACGCTGCGGGCCAAGAACCCTGGTTTCAGCGCTGATGACTTCGACGAGATCGGGCTGGTCGAGCGTCAGACGGCCAAGCCGAAGTGGGACGACAGCAAGCTTGTCAGTCACACTGCGCCAGAGTCTCCGATGGGTCTGGACACCGATCAGCTGAAGACAGTCGCCGGGGACAAGGATCTGCTGGAGCTCTCGGCCAAGAGCGACGAAGAGCTGAAGACGATGTCCAACCAGGCCCGGACCAACCGTCGTCAGGCTGACATCCGGATGAACGGCCCTCACGTCAAGCAGTACGACGCAGAGGTGAAGCGGATCGAGCAGGCTCGGGCGCTGAAGGTGTCCCGGCCTCCGGAGCCGAAGACCGCTGTGGAGACCAAGCCCGCCACCACTGCGGTGGATACCAAGCCAGACGCGCACGCCGCCTTTGAGAACGAGGTCAAGCGAGCCAACTCGATCTCTGACCGGTTTGACCGGGCAGAGGCTCTGGACCGGCTTCAAGAAGATGAGCATGGTCTGTTCAGCGGGGTGCCGAATGATGAGAAGGAAGCTGTCCTCCAGCGTCACCGGAGGAACTAGATGACGGTCCAACTGGACGAGACCAACCACATCATCTGGCCCGATGACCTGACCCCGGATGAGACCAACCAGATCAACGCGGTTGCTGCCATGCCGGATCAGACCGGCAGAACACTGCCCAAGGCGGCAGCTGCCATCGGGGGTGCTTTCCTGGTCTACCAGGCCTACATGAAGCATCGGCTGAGCAAGCAGTTGAAGGGTGCCGAGGACCTACCACCACAGCAGTACGCGGCGGTCATCCAGCAGACCTTCAACACTTTCATGCCTGCCTGGACCTACATGGTCACCCCGGCCATCTTCAGCTCCTACCTGTCCGGAGTGGAGATGGCCGAACAGTCGATCGCCTCTCAACAGCTGCGGGATCTAGCCCTGCGCTACTCCTGGGGCCTGGGTGAGTACCTGAACAACAGGAGTATCGACGCTGCCATCCGGGGCTATCAGGCTCAGCTGAACCGGAACATCAACGGCAAGATCGCCCTGGCCAACATCATTGATGCCTTCGCCGTGCCGGTTCCGGGGGTCAGGAGCCTGGTCACCCTGTGGACCGGGCGTGCGGAGGCGAAGGTTTCTGAGGCTGCGCTGCCCTCGGTGAAGAAGGCCAGGATCAACCGGCAGATCGTTGCCCAGCTGCACCAGCGGGCAGAGCTGATCGGTGACCAGGAGAGCTTCAGCGCCCAGTCCACCGGCAAGCAGCTGGCCTGGTCCTACGCTCAACAGATCGGTCTAATCCCGGAGAACGCCACCCGGGTCTGGGAGACCGCAGACGATGAGCGCGTCTGCCCTGAGTGTGGCCCGCTGAACGGTATGGAGATGCCGGTCAATCAGCCCTTCGAGATCAACAAGAAGAAGTTCTGGTCACCCCCGCTACACGTCAACTGCCGGTGCAACGCCCGGTTGAAGTCTCACTTGGCTAGTGAGCTCGGCCAGCAGCTGTACCACCAGCTGCAGGATGCCAACGTCACCAAAGCCGACTGGGATGCTCGTGAGCACCCACGGGATACGAGCACTGGTCAGTTCTCCCGGGCTCATCACGGTTCTTTGCAGCGACTTCGTCAGATGGACAGAACTACGGCCTTCGCTGAGCCAGAGCCCGACATCAGCACCCTGGCGAACGAGGCACTGCTGCGTGAGGCGACGGTGGCACCGGAGAAGCCGAAGCTCAATCTGAACATCTTCGACACACCACAGACGGGTGAGGGCAAACCGAACCTGAATGTTGCCGCTCTCGATCTGGCCATCGACGTGCCGAAGGGTCCGGAGCTGGCGGTCGGGCCGACGCTGGACATTGCACCAGATTTGGCTCTCGGGATGGATCTGGACATCGGTCCGACTCTCGGCGGCAAACGCCCGAACATGCACCTGAAGCCGATCACCTCGATCACTCCTCCAGAGACCAGGAAACGGAAGCAACAGCACTCCTACTCGCCCCTGCCTCAGCCGGTGTACGCCATCTACAGCGAGGACTCGCCAAGTTTCGGACCATGGGGCAGACCGGATGTCGGGGATGCCATGGAAGTCACCAACGTGCACTTCACCTCCGACCCCTACAAGGTGCAGCGCTGGGCCGAGGACTATCGCCGGGAGAAGCTGGCCGACGCCAAGGATGTCTTCCGGGAGTGGAGTGATGTGCCCGGTGCCATCTCACTTCCCGCCCAGCAGTACGGTCGTGATGCCAACTACATCCTGAGCGACCATGACATCGACAACGCGGTGGCCTGGTACGAGCGAGCCGAGGCACGCGTCGAGAATGGTGATGACTACGACGAGGTGCCGGATGACTTCGCTCAGGTTCGGATCTACGATCCGAGTGAGCCGACGACCAGAACGACCAGTCGTTGGGGATTCCCGGTGGAGCATCACGGCGGGCTGGGCACCGACGAAATCACCTACCGTCAGATAGTCGAGCTGTTGCATCTGGATGAAGTGGTCGCCGCGATGGAGCCTCGTCTGGTTCGGGTGGAGGACGCTCGTGACGACGCTGACGTGCACTACGACTCCGATGCTGATTCCACCGAGGCGCTCCTTCGGGACGACTACAGGATCGAAATGAAGTGGCGGGAGATCAGTTTGGCTGGGCAGAAGTTCTTGACGATGTATCTCGCGCCGATGCCAGACAGCAAGCAGATGGATGTCGAGGACTGAACAGGGAGAATGAGGCCATGGACGTTGTCAGCGCGCTGAGGCAGCACAGCGAGGCCGGTGCTGCCATCGTCGATCTGCTCTACGGGGAGATGGGCTCTGAGGTCTCCAAGGCGCTGATCGAGTTCGGCAAGGTTGCACCACCTACTGCCACACCTCAGACTGACCTGCGTAAGCGGAGGATGACTGCGGCGCTGAGCACAGTTGGTGCTGCTGCTGGTGCTGGTGGGCTGGCGTTGTCGGGCAAGAAGTTCGGGGGTGCAGCCAGGGCTGCCTACAAGGCGGCACCCACCTTGCGGAAGCTGCCTCGTCTCGGCCATGCCATCTCCCAGGGTGTCAAGCACGAAGGCGGCTCAGCGGCGCTCTTCCCACTGGAGGTCGCCGGTCTGGGTGGTGAGATCTCGGCTACCAAGATCCTGCATGGCGACACCCAGCAGAAGAAGCAGCAGCAGCCGATGGCCAAGTCGGTGGACGAGGTCGGCATCTACGCCGAGATCTCCAAGGTCGACACCGACAAGCGACAGATCTTCGGCTGGGCCAGCGTGACCAGCGTCAACGGTCAGCCAGTGGTCGACCTGCAGGACGACGTGCTGGACCTGGAGGAGATCGAGAAGGCTGCCTACTCCTTCGTGCAGAAGTCCCGGATCGGGGGGAACATGCACCAGAAGGAGGAGACCGGTCCGATCCACGTCTCCGACATGATCGAGTCGATGGTCATCACCCCGGAGAAGAAGAAGGCGATGGGTCTGCCGGACGAGGTCCCGGAGGGCTGGTGGGTTGGCTTCAAGGTGAACGACGACCAGACCTGGGCGGACGCCAAGACGGGCAAGCTGGCCGGGCTGAGCATCCATGGTTCTGGACGAAGGGTGCCGGTCTGATGGCCTCGTTGACCACGCTGAACCACGTCAACAACGCGATGCAGCAGAATGTCGACTTCAAGGGCACGAAGCCAGCTCTGAAGAAGGGCTCTCCAGCTGCCAAGGTGGCCCAGGGCAGCAACCAGATCTACCGGCAGACGTTCGGTAAGACCTCTGAAGCTCAGCTACGACATCAGAAGAAGATCAGTGCCAACACCACCATGGTGACCTCGACTCTTGGTCTGGGGGCAGCCGGTGCTGCTGCTGGTGGTGCGTTGACCAGGAAGGTCGGCGCAGTCAAAGGCAGTCTGAAGTTGATGCGGGCGGGCCGCAACCTGACCAAGGTGGGTGTCCCGGTCTCGCTGACCGCTGGTGCCATCTCCGGTGCCTCGGGTTACAACAACGCCTCGATCCAGCGAGCCGAGGCGCGTCGCCGTAACCAGACCACACTGATCAAGGCCTACGACCCGGAGTACAACCGGCAGCGCCGGAACAAGGTCGAGTCGGTGGCTGCGGCCACGGGCGGGGCCGGTGCGCTCGGTGGTGCTGGTTACCTCGGCCAGCGAGCTCTGCGTCATGACACCAAGAACCTGCACCAGGCCCAGGCACACCAGGTAGGGGAGCAGGAGCAGGTCAATCGGGTGACCGGTGAGCACAACATGTGGAAGAACCGTCTGGCCGGTGCCAATGCTGAGCATCGCAGATTGCACGCTGTCCGGACACAGATGGATGTCGGGAACAAGTTCAGTCCCGCCGACAAGCGAGCGCGAACTGGTCAGATCAATGCGCACCTGAAGTACCGGGACGTGGTGGTCAACAACATCAAGGAGACGGAGAAGCTGATCGGTCAGCACAAGGGCCGAGTCGGAGAAGCTGCCAGGGCGGTGAGTGGTCTCCGCAAGGTACGCAGGGTGCGGGGGGTCAAGGCTGGTGCGCTCGGTCTGGCCGGTGCCGGAGCCCTTGGTGGAGCGGCTTATCTACACCGGAAGCCCAGCACCAACAGCTGGGCCAGCTACTCTCCCCGCTATCGCCCGCAGTCCTGAACCCAGGTTGCGGCCTTGACCATAATTGGTGGTGACATGCCGAACAAACTGAGCGATCTGGAAGTCGACGAGATCTCCCTGGTGTACAAGGGAGCGAACCAGCATTCCAGAGTCGCCATTGCCAAGTCTCTCGACGGTCAGCAGGAGGAAACCGTGGAAATCTTCGACCAGGACGGAAACCCGGTTGATCCCAACGCTCTAGAGCTGGGGGACGTGGTCTTCGACGCTCAAGGTGAGGCCTACCAGTTCTCGGATGATGACGAGGACGACGAGGCCGAGGAGTACGAGGATCAGCCTGAGCTGACTGGGGTAGGCAAGTCGGCCTTCACCGCTCAGAAGCAGGGTGTGGCCAAGAGCGCCACCGGCTTCGCGGACGACTTCCGGGTCCAGCTCTCCAAGGCACTCACTGACTCCGCTCGGGACGAGGTTTTCGCCAAGGCTGTCGACTACGTCAGCTACCTGGAGAAGATCGCCATGGGTGCTGAAGAGGTTGCCAAGGCTGAGCGCGACACCCGTCGTCGGAGTGAGTACCTGGAGATCGCCAAGTCCTACTCGCTGCCGGTTCACGACAACGACCTGGCCGACGCCATGATGGCGATCGAGGACAATGTCGCTCCGGAGTACGTCGAGGTCATCGCCAAGTGCCTCGCGGCTGCTTCTGACGTGATGTTCGACGAGCTCGGCAGCAAGGGTGGTGGCACCAGCTCCTACCTGATCGACCAGATCGAGAGCTACGCCAACAACCAGGTCACCAAGAGTGACACCAGCAAGGCTGAGTTGATCGCCAAGTCATTCGCGGACGATCCCTCTCTGTACGACCGGTACCTCGACGAGTCCGGTCCCTACAACCGCTGAAACCCCGAGGAGGGTAGACCAACATGGCGTATGACGAAGCCATCCGGAATGTCACGCTGACTGCTGACAGCAGCCTGGCGGGCTACACCGGAGTGCCTGGTACCCCCGGGGCGGCTGACCCGAACTACGGGAAAGCCCAGTACCGGTTTGTCAAGGTGACCGGTGCCAAGCAGTGTGGACTTGCCACGGCAGTTGCTGACCATGTCGTGGGCGTAGCCCAGAACAAGCCCCAGGTAGCCGGACAAGCCGTCACGGTCGCCATCCGAGGCATCTCCCAGGTGCTCAGCGGAGGGGTCTTCATCCCTGGGGACCTGATCGACACCGACGCCACCGGACGAGCCGTGAAGTCCGGGGCCGGGAACGGTATCGGTATCGCGATCGAAGCATCTGGCGGGGCGAACCAGTTGTCCTCCGTCCTGCTTCGGTGCAACTGAGAGAGGAGTGAGCGATGCCTAACCCGACCCAGGCGGATCTTCACGTCAATGTGCCGCTGACCAACGTCAGCGTGGCGTACATCCAGAACGCCAGTAATTTCATTGCGTCGAAGATCTTCCCCCGCGTGCCAGTGTCCAAGCAGTCGGATCTGTACTGGAAGTACAGCAAGTCCGACTGGCGACGCACTGACGTGCAGCGTCGTGCCCCGTCGACCGAGACGCCTGGCACGGGCTGGAACGTCACGACGGACCAGTACTTCGCGCATGTCTACGGCGTCCACAAGGACATCGACGACCAGCTGCGAGCCAACGCCGACTCGGTGTTCCGGCTCGACAGTGACGCGACCAACTTCGTCACCAACCAGCTGCTGCTCAAGCGGGACCTGGACTGGGCTGCTTCCTACTTCCGGACCGGTGTCTGGGGCCAGGACATCCAACTCAAGAAGGCCGGTACCACAGCTGCTGAGGACCAGCGTTGGGATCTCGCCACGAGCGACCCGGTGTCCTGGTTCGCCACGGCTCAGGTCAACTTCATCCAGCAGACCGGGTTCAAGGCCAACACGCTGGTGCTCGGTGCCTACACCCTGAAGGCGCTGAAGAACCACCCGGCGATCATCGACCGGATCAAGTACACCCAGAAGGGCATCGTCACCACAGATCTGATCGCTGAGCTGTTCGATGTCGAGAAGATCCTGGTCAGCTACGCCACCCTGAACTCCGGTCCGGACATCCCGGACATGAAGGCTCAGGACGCGGCTGGCGTGATGAACTTCATCTCCAACCCGACCTCGGCGCTGCTCTGCTACACCACCAACAGCCCCAGCCTGATGCAGCCGACCGCTGGCTACACCTTCACCTGGAACGGCTATCTCGGTGGCAACGCCCAGGGCATCCGGATGAGCCGCTTCCGCCAGGAGGCGATCCGTTCGGACCGGATCGAGGGCGAGATGACGTACGACATGAAGGTGGTCTCACCTGACATGGGCCTGTTCCTGTCTGATGTGGTGGGAGCTGCAGCCGACCTGCCGTGATGCGCGAGGAGCACGTGAGGGGACGGTACCGATCGGGGGAGAGGTGCCGTCCCTTTGCTCTGTAGAGGAGAGAACTGATGGCTAGATACGTCATCGCCCGGAACTTCATGGTGCCGGGTGACCAGATGCTGCAGTACGGGGAGATCGCTCCGCCTGAGATCGAAGCGAGCCCGAATCTGCTGTCTCTGGTGTCTGCTCACTACCTCTACGCCTTGCCGGACGAGGGTGACGGTGCCTGGCTGCCACCGCACCTGTACAGCCAGGTGGTCAACATCCAGATGCGGCGTGGCTTCATCCGGGAGGGAGAGCCACCGAACCTGGGCATCAACTGGACCAAGCCACCGGCAGTCGAGCGTTCCGAGGAACTGCTCGACGTGGAGGCAGCGAGCCACGAGGCCAACCGGATCTTCGCGGAGCAGAAGGCACAGCGGGTGATCGAGCGGGAACGGACCTTCCGGCTCTCTCCGCGACCGGTAGAGCTTCCCCCGGAGAAGGTGCTGATCGACTCCAAGTACGGGGAGGCCATGTCGTCAGGGACCGATCACATCATCCCGCCAGATGAGGTCGAGGTCCCCGACGAGGTGGCTGACTACGACCCGTACGCCGACGAGGACCAGCCCGTTCCGGCCGAGCCTGGCGAGCCAGCAGAGAACGACGAGGAGAACGACAACGACTACACCAGGGCTGATCTGCAGGAGTTGGGTCACACCTGGAACGATGACCACCCCGATGACCGGATCGCCCTGAACCAGTCCAAGGCTGAGCTGGAGGCTGCTCTGCGAGAGCGCGGGGCGCTGTGAGCTTCACCTACGATGACCCGGCCAACACCAGGAACGAGGCTCTGCGGTTCCTGGTTGGTGATGTCGACCCGTCCCAGCCCCTGCTGCAGGACGAGGAGTACAGCTACCTGATCACCATCTGGGGCGTCTACAGCGACTACAAGGTCGCTTCCTACTGCGCGGCAGCCATCGCTGCCAAGCTCGCCCGCGAGGTGGATGTCAGCTCGGATGGCCAGTCTCTGGGGACCAGCCAGCTGCAGGAGAAGTACGAGAAGCTCTCCGTCACCCTGCGGGATCAAGACACAGCTACCTTCCCCGGGGATATCTTCATGGGCGGTGTAGACCCCGGGGAAGGTGTCTACCCCGGGACTCTTCCACTGGCCTTCGGCACCGGGATGCATGACAACCCGGCAGCTGGTAACCAGGACTACGGTGACTACCAGGACCAGTACGGATACGGCCCCTACGACGCCGACTGGCGCGTCAAGTGGGGCATGAGCGATGTGCCGTAGGAGGCCACCATGGGCTTGGCACCTGATGGCTCTCCGTTCAACCTGCGGATCAGCCCGTACGCACTGACCTACCTGCGTGAGCGGGCCACTGACCTGATGAACTGCGCGATCATCGCTTCTGAGCCGGTGGTGAGCTACGACGCGCTTACCCGGCGTGAAACCTCTGGTGTTGGATCGGTGATCTACGACGGTCCGGCCCGGGTCTGGCAGGTGCCTTCCTCGGCTCAGGTACAGGTCGGTGAAGACCAGGTCACCATTACTCAGACGATGCTCTCCGTGCCCTGGGAGACGCCGTCCTTCTCCTTGGACACCTTGATCCTGGTGACTGCTGCCGACGACGACGACCTGGTCGGTCGCAGTCTGAACATCGAGTCCTCGGTTCGTGGCGGAGGGCTTCGTGCCTCGCGCCAGTTCAGCGTCTCCATCTCCACCTCGAAGCGGGAGAGCTGGTAGATGGCCATCGAGTACTCCGCCGTGACGGAGCTGTCCAAGAACATGCAGCGGGCAGCTGACAACGCCCCCAAGATCGTGAACACCTGGTTGCACCAGATGGTCGGTCCTGAT